AATTCTCTGGCCGAAAGCTCGCTTGCAGAGGTGAAAGGCGCAATCGCTTCCGAACCGTGGCTGGCTGCGGCCTATGAGGTCGGCGAAACCTACGTTCGCACCAAGGACAAGCGTATCGAGTTCGCGTTCATAGGCCTTCGCCACAACCTCGACAGCATCAAGTCTAAGGCGCGCATTCGGCTGCTGTGGGTGGACGAGGCCGAGCCGGTGTCTGAAACAGCGTGGGCCAAGGCCATTCCGACCGTCCGCGAGGAAGGGTCTGAGATTTGGGTGACCTGGAACCCGGAGCGCAAGAAGAGCGCCACGCACAAAAGGTTCCGCGAAGACCCGCCCGCCGGCAGCAAGATCGTGGAGCTCAATTGGCGAGACAATCCGTGGTTCCCGTCAATTCTGAACAGGACCCGCCTCGAAGATAAGTCCAAGAGGCCGGACCAATACGAGCACGTCTGGGAAGGCGATTATGTCACCGTAGTTGAAGGCGCCTACTACGCCAAATCGCTCACGGAGGCTAAGAGCCGGATCGCCCGGGTTGCTCAAGATCCGCTCATGTCCATCAGGGCGTTTTGGGACATTGGCGGCACAGGGGCCAAGGCTGACGCTTGCGCCATCTGGATTGCCCAGTTCATCGGCAAAGAGGTTCGTGTCCTAGACTATTACGAAGCGGTCGGGCAACCACTTGCCACGCACGTCCAATGGCTTCGCGAGAACGGATGGGGGAAGGCGCATTGCTACCTTCCTCACGACGGCGCGACCAACGACAAGGTTTACGACGTCTCGTACGAAAGCGCGCTCAGAGCGGCGCAATTCGAGGTGACAGTTGTGCCCAACCAGGGCAAGGGCGCCGCAAAGATGCGCATCGAGGCGGCGCGGCGGCTCTTCCCGAGCATCTGGTTCAACAAGGACACGACGGAGGCCGGACGCGATGCGCTCGGATGGTACCACGAGAAGAAGTCAGACGATGATCGGAACATCGGTCTCGGTCCCGAGCACGACTGGTCGAGCCATGGTGCAGACGCCTTCGGCCTGATGTGCGTCGCGTACGAAGACCCAAGCCGGATCGCAAAGACCGCTAACCTCAAACGCAAGATCTCGAGGGTTGCTTGACCGATAAGCCTAAAAAGCTGACCGAGGGCGACCTGCGCCGCATTCTTTGCCAAGAGGAATCGGACGCAGCGGCGTATCACGACTCGGAGCTGGCCAAGGCCCAGGAAGACGGCATCAAGCGGTACTTCGGTGAGCCGTACGGAACGGAGAAGGAAGGCCGGTCGAAGGTCGTCACGCAGGACATTGCCGACGACGTGCACGCCATCATGCCGGATCTCATGCGCTGCTTTACGAGCACGAACGATCTGATCAGCATCGAGGCGCTGTCAGCCAAGGACGACCAGCCTTATCAGCTCGGTGTCGATCCTCAGAGCGGGCAGCCGATCCTGTCGAAGAAGAGCAAGGTCGATATCATTGCCGCCTATCTCGCCCACATCTTCTTCAAGGACAACAACGGCCGGGAGAACATCTACGACATTGGCTTCGACGGCTTGGTGCAGCGCATCGGCATCATGCAGGTGTCGTGGGAGCCGGCCCAGCCAAAGCCGCCTAAGGAACTTGCTGGTGTGACACCCCAGATCCTGGCGGAATACCTGCAGGACCCTGAATACGAAGTCCTCGAGCAGAGCGAAGAAGAGGGGCCACAGGGCCCCGTTTTCAATTTGCGCGTTCGCCAGACGCCAGCAACGGGCCGTGTCTACATCTCCCCGGTTCCGCCTGAAGAGTTCGCTATCGATAAGCTGGCGCGCAACATCCGCGAGGCAAAGTACCACCGCAGGAAATGCACGCGGTATCTCGCGGAACTGATGCGGGAGTTCCCAGACTCGGCAGACGAGCTTGATGAACTCAAGAACTCGGTGAGTGGCGATAGCTCGTTGTGGGACGACGGACGCAAGGCAGCGCGGTTCCCAGACGACGACGTTGACCCGGAGCCGAAGTACGCAAACGAGGGCCGGCGCGAGGTTATCCTGCATCACGAGTTCATCCGCATCGACTTCGACGGGGATGGGATTGTCGAGCTCCGCCAGGTTAAGCGTGTCGGCAACGTGATCTTGGAGAACATCGAGGTTGATGCGTCGGATTATGTGATCTGGTCGCCGTACCGCGTGTCGCACCGGGCGATTGGCCGGTCTGTGCCGGATCTGATGGACTCGACGCAGCGCATCCGCACCGAGCTGACCCGCAGCATGCTCGACGGTCTCTCGCAGACCCTCAACCCGCGGACTGTAGTCAATACGCAGCTTGTCGATCAGGACGGCATCGACGCCCTCGTTGATAACGAAGAGGGTGCAATTATCCCCGCCAAGGGCGACGTGAACGTCGCGATGAAGGAGTCTGTGACGCCGGATATCTCCGGTCCTGCCCTTACGGCTCTCGAATACTTCGACCAACGCGGCCAGGAAGCATCTGGCGTCACACAGCACAGCCAGGGCATGGACCCGACCGCGCTCAATAAGACCGCAACAGGAATCGACCTGTTGCAGGCTGCCGGCAAGACCCGTGTCGAGATGGTGGCTGGCTGGCTCGGCCTCGCTCTTGAAGAAATCCTAAAACGCGTCCTGCAGCTTCTGTGCGCGCACCAGGACAAGCCCCGTCAGGTCAAGCTGTTCGGGGAATGGGTCGACATCGATCCGCGCCGCTGGTCGGACGAAGCGGCCATCACGGTCAGTGTCGGCAAGGCTGGCGTCTCTCGCCATCAACGCTTGAACAACCTGATGGTGATCGCAGCCAAGCAGGAACAGATCCTGATGCAGGCTGGTCCCGGCAACCCGCTTGTCACGCTCCAGCACTACCGCAACACGCTTGCAGCTATTGCGGAAAGCATGGGCGAGCGCGACGCATCGCTGTTCTTCGGTGAGGTGCCGGAGGACTTCAAACCCGAGCCGCAGCCGGACCCGAAGGTCGTTGAAGCGCAGATGAGGAACCAGTTGGAGACGGCCAAGGCGCAGAACGACGCCCAACTCGCCCAGCAGAAGCTCGCCTCGGAGCGGGAGCTTGCAGCCTTCAAGGCTCAGTCCGAACAGCAAATCGCCCAGATCCGCATCGCCATGGAAGAGCGGATCGCCATGCTCCGAATGGAAATGGAAATGCGGCTCGAAGAGCGCCGTCTGGATGCGGAAACCGCCCAGGCCGAACGCGATAGCCAGCGGCAAGCCGAGGTCGGTGTCATTGCCGCCAAAGAGAAGTCCAAGGCCAATGGCAAGACCACGATGAAGAAGAACCGCTCCGGCGGTGATCTCGCGAAATGAAGCCGTCCAGATCGAAGGAAGAGCGCGCTCAGGATCAGATCGAGCGCGGGATGGCGGCTGCCCGGTTGATCGAAGACCCTGTCGTGCTCGCGTATTTCGACTCCGAGCGGAAGCGGCTGGTCGACGAAATGATCGCAGCCCCCATTGCTGACGACGAAGCCAGACGCTCCGCAGCCCTCAAACTACAGGCGCTCTCTGATTTCAGATCAAACCTCACATCAGCGGCCGCGTTCGGCCGAAAGCTCCAGGAGAAGGCAAAGCCCAATGGATAAGACCGTTAGCCGTGCTGCTGGCTCATATCAGGTTCCTACTAGCCGCTTCTTTCAGGTCTGCTTTGCGCCCGAGGACGAAGGCGCCGGAGGCGGCAGCGAGCCCGCCTTCGATTTTGCCGCCCCGACCGAAGCCCTCTCTCTCGACCGCGGCGCGCAGATCATCGGCGATAGCCTGAAGAACGAGAGCCGCGAGCGGGAGTCGAATGGGCGCTTCAAGGGCCCAGATAAGACTGGGGCCGAGGCCGACAAGGTCATAGACCTCAAGACCGGCAAGCCGCCGGAGAAGGCCGAAGAGCAGGCCAAGCCTGATGTGGATGACGAAGACCCGGAGTTCGAGTTCGAGCCCGAAGCCGACGGCAAGGAGCCGACGCGCCGGAAGCTGTCCGATCTGGTCGCCGGGTTCGAGAAGGCGGCGACGCTCGAGAAGGAAGTAGAGACGCTTCGCAGTAAGGCGACGCAAGTTCCTGCCGAATACGCCACGGGACTGCAACAGATCGTGGAAGATCGTGGCCGCTACATGCAGGCGCTGGAGTATACGGCCAAGCTTTTCAAGCCGGTTGAGCCGGACCCGAACCTCGCGAACCCCAACCATCCGAACTACGATCCAAACGCCTATTGGGCGGCGAAGGAAGCGTTTGACCGCAGCAAGATGGCGATTGAAGCGATCCGCAAGGAATACGAGGCCGAGGCCGCAAAGCAGACCGAGCAGCAGAAGCTGCTCCTCAATGCGCATCTCGCCCGCGAGCGTGAAGCGCTCTTCAAGGCATGGCCGGAGGTCAAGAACCAGGATACGGCCAAGAAGGTGAGCGAGGCGCTCAAATCCGCCTACGGCTTTACCGCCCAAGAAATCGAAAACACGACGGATCACAGGATGTTCCTGGTGATCCGTGATGCAATGGAATTTCGCGCGTCGAAGGCGAAAGAGGCAGAGGCGGTCAAGGTCGTCCGCAAACTGCCAAAGCTTGTGAAGGGTGCAGCGCGTTCAACGACCGACTCGAAGGCGGCAGGGCGCTCCCAGGCCATGGCTAAGCTAAGCCAGACCGGGAGCATCCACGATGCCGTAGCGGCCATCAAAGGCCTCATCTAGCACCCTCAGACAAGGAATATTACCATGACCGTCCCCTCTCAGACGGTGCAGACCTTCGCCATGGTCGGCATCCGTGAAGACCTCTCCGACACGATCACCATGATCGACCCCACTGAGGTTCCGTTCTATTCCGGCATCTCCAAGGGGAGCGCCAAGAACCGCACCCCCGAATGGCAGAACGATGCCCTCGCAGCTCCTAACCCCGCCAACATGACGGTGGAAGGTGACGAGGCTACGAACGATGCCGGCACCCAGCCCGTTCGGCTCAAGAATGTCGTGCAGCTCTTCGACAAGGTCGTAGAGGTGTCGAGCACGGCACAGGCCGTGGAAACGGCTGGCCGCGACAACGAGCTTGCCTATCAGGTTCTCAAGCGCGGCAAGGAGCTGAAGCGCGATTTCGAGGCCCGCTGCACCGGCAACTACGCCTCTGTGGTCGGCAACGATTCGACGGCTGGCCAGATGGGCGGCGCGGAAGCGTATATCAAGACGAACGTATCGCGCGGCGGTGGCGGCGCTTCTGGCGGCTACAATTCTGGTACCGGCCTCATAGTGGCCGCGACCGACGGTGCCTTGCGCGAAGCCACGGAAGCCCTCCTCAAAAGCGTGATCCAGCAGGCGTGGACACGTGGCGGCAACCCGTCGACCATCATGGTCAACGGCGCCATGAAGCAGAAGTTCTCGGGCTTCCAGGGCATCGCCACGCAGTATCGCGACAATCCCGGTACCAAGGCCGCCGTGATCATCGCTGCGGCTGACGTCTACAAGTCCGATTTCGGGCTGCATTCAATCGTTCCGAACCGGTTCATGTGCCATGGCGCCTCGCCGCGAGACTCAACGTGGACGAACCAGGCCAGAACGGACGCGGAAGACGCCAACCGCACGGCCCTGGTTCTCGACATGAGCTCGTGGAAGGCGAAGTTCCTGCAGCCGATGAAGACGACGCCGCTCGCCAAGACCGGCCACTCGGACCGCAAGATGCTCTACGCCGAGTGGACGCTCGAATGCGATGACGAGAAGAAGAACGGCGTGCTCGCCGACATCGACACCGACAACGTGGACGCCACCTAACGTGAGCGGCCGTCGTCTTTTCGAATACGACCCGCATCGCGGTCTTCGTATCGATTTCGAGCCTTTGGAGGGCGGCAAGTTCGCCCTTCATTATTCCCAGGACGTCGAGCCCCTGCTCGATCACAACAAGGCGTGCCAGGGTGAGAGCCTCAACCGAAAGAGCGAGTTCCGACACTACGCCTCGGTGCCGGTCACGGTCCAATATCAGTGGATCAAGGACTATGGGGTGGACCCACTCGCGCCAGAGCATCAGGACTTGCTGACCCGACTGCTCAACTCCAACGAATGGCGCTACCTCAAGACGCAAGAGGTGATCATTTGACCAGGAAGAACAGGGTCGTGAAAGATCCCATCGACCAGACGCCGATCGAGACAGATGAGCCGGCATTCGTGCCGCCAAAACCTGAAAGGAAGGCTAGACCGGCACGCCGCCACGTCGAGATTACGCCCGCCGGGGCCGACGCGCAGTGCTGGAGCGAGCATGGGATGCATGAAACCGCTGGCGTGATCATCGAGACCACGTATGCCGACATCTTCGTCGAGCGCGGTTGGGCTAAAGAGGTCGACTAATGGCGCTTGGTAACCTCGCCGAACTCAGGACAGCGGCGCTCGGCCTTCGCACCGACATGGCGTCCAAGTTCTCGAGTGAAATCCTGCCGCTCGCGGAACAGCGCATCTTCTATGGAGACGGGCCGCTTCAGCCCTTGCGCGTGCTCCCGATGGAGACGAGCCAGAACCTGAGCTTCACGTCGGGGTCGGCAACGCTACCAACAGACTTCCTCGACAAGCGTGCGCTCTATTGGGAAGGAGCTGCCGGGCAGATCGTATCTCTCTCATACGAACCCCCGGCCGTGTTCTACCAGGAGAGCTACAATCGACGCGGGGGATCGTTCCCGATGGCGTACACAGTAGAAGGCAACACGGCCAAGATTTCACCTGCGCTGACCGGCACAGCCAGGCTCCTCTACTACCAACGCCCAGCGGCCATGTCTGGCGATACAGACACCAACGTGATCCTTGCCAAATGGCCGGGCGTCTACCTGTTCTCGTGCCAGATAGACCTTTATCGGTTGCTGCGAAACGACGATGAGCTCACCAAGGTGCGCCAGTTCTATGCTGACGCGGTCGCAGCAGCAAACAGACAGGCTCTCGTCGCGCGCACGTTCGGAGGAACGCTCAAGAAGCGGGTAGGGTTCGGCGTCTGATGCGCCAAAAGAAGCCCATCCCCTTCGGGCAGTTCGCCCCGGATCAGTCGAAGATCAGCGGACAGAGCCCCTTGATCAAAGGGGTTTTTCCACTGTCTGGCCGCTATGCTCCTCTGCCGGATCTCGCTCAGGTGCGGGCTGGGTCCATGATCAACGATCCGTGTCTCGGTGGGCGCTGCTTCTACGACTCGAACGGGTTTCCGGTCGTCTTCCTGGGAGATCAGGGGCGCCTCTACCGCGTCAACGGCAAGATCCCGACGGATGTCTCCAAGTCAGGGGGCTATTCGTTCTCGTTCGACTGGGGTGTGACGTTCGAGCAGTTCGGCAACAACGTCATCGCAGTGGGCCGCGGTGAAAACCCGCAGCGCTACGTCATGGGCTCGTCTTCGGTCTTCGCCGATCTCGAGAACGCCCCTCAGGGCGACACGGTGTTCCGCATCCGCCAGCATCTGTTCATCTGCTCGGGCAACATCGTGAACTGCTCGGCGTTCAACAACATCACAAGTTGGGAGCCTGATTTCGCCACCCAAGCCTTCCAGGGCGAGGTCAATCAGGCCAACGGCTTGATCGTTGCGGGATGGGGTGGGGAGCAGGGCGCCATCTTTCAGGAGCGGGGTATCGTTCGCCTGACCTACACCGGGGCGGGTGCTCCTTTCATCTTCGACGAGGTGGAAGGCGGCCGCGGCGTGTGTGGGCCGAACGCCTGGAGCCCGTGGGGCAAGATTGCTTTCTGCGTGGCAGAGGACGGGTTCTATACCTTCGACGGTCTGGCGGCGTCTCCGATCGGTGCTAATCGCGTGGACCGGTATTTCTCGAACCGGCTCAACTACGGCTATCGCCATAAGGTCTGGTCCGCCATCGACGCCCGGCGCAAATGCTGGATGGTGGCGTTCCCGACCGAGGGCGCCATCTTCCCGAACGAGCTGCTGATCTACTCGTGGGCCGACGACAAATGGACCCTCGACGAGTTCGACTCTCAGTTCGGTTTCGAGATCCACCGGGAGCCCGTCAACGCCGACGACGAAGCCGGACTGATCGAGATGTTCGGAACCGCCAACGCCGACGATCCCGTGTTTGCCAACGTGAGCGCGGATAGCCCACAGTTCCGAGAGAGCCGGAAGGAATGGGCGGTCGTCGACGGCGACCGGAGGCTGTGCCAGTTCACGGGCGCGAACCGCGCCGCATCGCTCTCGACGGCAACCTATGAGGTGGCAGGACGGAAAACGTTCGTCTCGGAAGTCTGGCCGATCGTCGACGCTGCCCCGGAGCATGTCACGGCCCAGGTTGCGACGAGACTGCGACGGCTGGATGAGGTCGAAACGGTTTCAACCGAGTCCCCGATGAATTCCGAAGGGTTCTGCCCAGTTTACGCCGAGGGGCGCTATCAGCGCGGCATCGTGAACATTGCCGAGGGTGCGTCTTGGACGGAGGCGACGGGCATCCACACCGACGCAGGAGAGAGCGGTGAGCGCTGACGGCGGCGGCTCCCGGTTCCTTTATCCAACCGGAAAAACGGTCGAGCACCTGTACCAGACCCTTCGGGTCCTGATCGATACGCTGAACCGAGAGCAGAAAAGCGACGAGGTCGATCTCACCGCCCTCCAGGAGGCGATCGAGGCGGCGCAGAACACGCTGAACGAAATAGAGCTCAACGGAGCGCTGACCCCTCAGCAGGAGTTCGAGCTGTCGCTCGTGACGGCCGTGGATACCATGCTGGGATCAGTGTCGAGCATGGTGCTCGATACGATCAAGCGCAGCCAGGACGCGGCGGCCGCAACGATCCGGGCGCTGCTCGAGGGGCAAAAGAACAAGGTTGCGATCCGCGTCGAGCAAAAAGCACGGCTCACCGAGCAGGAAGCGTTCGTATCGCAGCTGACGACTTTCGAGGCGCAACTCCTCAACGCCTTGGCATCCATTACGCAGGAGACAACGGCCCGCACCAACGCCGACAATGCTCTGGCGCAGGTAGACCAGACTATTACGACGGCCCTCAACGGCAATATTGCGCAGGTGCAGATCCTCGCCCAGTCCGTCGACGGTATCGAGCAGAAATTCGCGGTGACGCTCAACCAGAACGGTCAGGTGACCGGCCTTGTCCAGCTCGACGGAACAGCTGCGGGAAGCACGTTCACCGTGGTTGCGGACAAGTTCCAGATCGCCCAGCCGGACCAGACAGGCGGAACCCCGAAGACTGTTTATTCGATTGGGAACGTCAACGGGGTGCCGACGCTCGTGTTCGCGGGGGACATGTACGGAGACGGGACTATCACTGCGCAGAAGCTCAACGTCGCGTCGATCGCAACACTTCGAATCTCGGACCCGGCGAACACCTACTATTGGGACTTCGCAAACGGACGAGAGGGATCGACGGACGGTAAAGCGACGATCGACATCAAGAACCGGCGAATTCTGTTTCTCGGTACCTGAATGGGAGACCACCTTTGCATAGGTCCTGACCGGATCGCCGTCTGGACGGGTGGCACCGACCTCGGGCCGGTGGACACGCCGAGCAGCTACCCGGCGCGCGTCAGGCTCAATTCCACGCAGGATCTTATTGGCTTCTACCCAACGGCCCGCACGGGAACGGTGTACGGTACTGAGTGGCTTGCGACCGAGAATAACGCGAGGAAAATCACGCTCTTCGCGCACGGCCTCGACTACCGTCCATTCCTCTTTGGCCATGTTACGGTTGGCGGCATAAATCTCCCGATCCAGGGGTCGATCCTCGTAGATGGCGGCGGACATTGGTTCTGGAGCTATTCTATCGGTGCAGACTCATCGGTCGTTTACCTCAACATCCTTAGGTCTTCGAGCACGTATGGCGTTCCGCCGACAATTTCCTACACGCTTTACGTCTCGAACTATGGAGTGAACGCGAACGGTAGCCTGCGCAGGCCGCCGTATTTCAACGGCGTTGATGTCCACGCCGGCGTATCGCCTTCGTATCTGAGGGCTGGCTACGTCGACACGGCGTTTCGATATCCGTATCGAGACGCGGCCGGATTGACGCCAATCGCCAACGGTCGAACAATTTCTGCCGGCATCGGATGGACAGGGACCGGAGCAGGAAACTCGGGCGGCTTCAGCCGTAATTCCATAGGCCTAGGCTGGAGATATTCAGTCCAGGGCCATGTCGTTCGGCGCAACGCCGTGAGTTCGACCGTCTCCGGCGCAGTTGGCAACAACACGAGCTTCAACGCGTCGGTTACGAGGCTGTCGATTTGAGCTTCGGTTACGACACTGAAGGTGCGGTGCTTTATGGTCCGGATGGTGCGGTTGTCTGGTCGTCGAGTAGGCAACAGGCATACGCCACAGACTACATCAGCGGCAGTTTTGTAATCAGTGCGATGCCGGGCCTTAACTCAGTCGGCATCATACAATCAGTTACAGATCTTGTGGCTCCCGTCTCTCCTGTCGCAACCCACATCATGGGGTCGTTCACCGCAACCCAATCTGGGGGCTACACGGTCGGCGGCGTGGCGCAAGGTGGCATACATCAGTTGGGAGGAACGACGCTTCTGATGGCGTCGGTCTTTCGTATGTACCCATCTGGCCGCAATTTCGATGAGCGTTACTCAACGTGGACGACCGGCGACCTCAATATGGCTGGGGCCATGCTGTTAACGACCTACGTTGAGGGCGGCTGGTTCAAGGCAACAATCGAACGGTACAAGCCGACCGCTGGTTCTAGCTCAGCATCGTGGTCCGGTCTCGGTGTCGGCAACGTCACCATCTCGTACCAAGGCCTCGCCTACACCTTCGACAACTAGGAAATCTCTGAATGACCGCATGGTATCGCGCGGGCACCGTCACGGCCACCAATGGCTCGACGACGGTGACGGGCGCGCTCACAGCATGGCTCGCGAACGTGAAGGTAGGGGACGTGTGGTGCCCCGACGCGGATGGGCGCGGCTATGAAATCACCGCAGTCGGCTCGAACACGTCGATCACCATCTATCCCGCCTACGCGGGGGCCACGGGCAGTGGGAAGGCGTATGGCATCGCCCGCTTCTCGACGAACTGGAACTCGGTTTCTGATATCGGCGTCTCGCTCGCGGAGATCCTTGCGGCGCAGACGAGCATTCTGGCCGGCAATGGCGTGCCCTCTGATTCCCTTGGGCAGGACGATGACGTTTACTTCCGGCAGGATATCGCCGAATACTACACCAAGGGCTCCGGTACGTGGACCCTCGTAACCGCTTTGATCGGTCCTCAGGGTCCGGCCGGACCGAGCTATCAGGCGACCAGCACATCGTCTGTTGCGATCGGGACGGGCGCGAAGACGTTCACGGTGCAGTCCGGCCGCGGCTATTCCGCTGGGCAATGGTTGCGGGTTTCGAACAGCTCCTCCAACTACATGGAGGGGACTGTCACCTCGTATTCCGGCACGACGCTGATCATCAACGTTCCTGCCGGTCGCGCGATCGGATCGGGAACTTACACGTCTTGGAACGTCAATATTACTGGCGATGTTGGTCCTGCGAACAGCCTGGCTATCGGGTCTATAACGACTGGCGCAGCCGGCTCAAGCGCGAGCGCGACGATTACAGGGACCGCGCCGAGCCAAACGCTCAACCTCACAATCCCGCGTGGTAACACGGGCGCGACCGGCGAAACAGGTCCTCAAGGCGCGCCCGGAGCCGCCGCCACGATCACCGTAGGAACGGTGGACACGGTAAATCCGGACGTCCCTGCGACAGTCACGAACTCAGGAACATCGGGCGCAGCGGTATTCGATTTCGAGATCCCGAAGGGCGACCCCGGTACTCCGATCAACCACCGCGGCGACTACAACGGCGCGACGACTTACGCGCTGAACGATGCGGTGCGGGTGCTCGGTTCCACGTGGGTTTATATCAATGCCACGCCGGGTTCAGGCAATGCCCCGCCCACGCTGCCGACGGAATCAAACTCCTATTGGCAGCTCATGGCGCAAGCTGGTTCGAACGGCACGGGCGCGGTCGATCTGGTCAACGGTCAATCCGGAGTGGTGGTGCTCGACGGCTCCGACGTAGAGGCCAACCACACGCCGGTCAATTACACTCCGGCTGGGTCGTCAATAGCCGATCACCTCGCGGCGGTCGACACCGAGCTTGGAAACGTCTTCGCGCCCGGCTCGGCGCCGAACGGCACCATGGCGAGCGCGGCCACGGTCGATATCGGCGCATCGTCCGACCTCTATCTGGCCATCACCGGAACCACCACGATCACGTCGTTCGGCACGGTGCCAAACCAATGGCGCGTGCTGACGTTCGCTGGCGCGCTCACGCTGACGCACAATACGACGACGCTCAAGCTGCCGGGCAACGACCTCATCAGAACCGAGGCCGGTGACGTTGCGGTCTTTGCCTCCGACGCATCCGGCAACTGGACCTGCCACGGCTATACGCGCCGCCGCCAGACCCCACGGGCAAACCAGCTCTCGGATTTCTCCATCAACCTGCTGGCTGACAACGGCCGTTTCGCTGGCAATTCCGCCAGCGCGCAAACCATCAGCACGTTCTCGTTTCCCTCGTACGTCACGCTCTACAATGGCGCGGCGTCGGCGAGCTACGGGAAGTTTCTGGACAATAACAACGACTACGGCGGTTCGGCCGGTGCTCTGGCCACGGAGGTGAAGGCCCTCATCGACAAAGTGAAGGATTCCAGCTACCGCAGATACGGTGTGGAGTTCTTCATTGCTCAGATCACTGCAGGGTCAGGAACGGCCGGAACGCCTATTGTGGTAGGCGGCACCACCTTCTATTTGAGCAGCTTCCTCACCTTCGGTCCGCGCCCGCCTCGGATGACATTCCGGGCGCATATTCGCGCGCTCGACGCCGCGATTGCCTATCGCGTGCAGACGAGCCAGACAGCCTACAAAAACGGTGTCCGCCAATCTGGAGATTTCCGCATCGAGGTCGCGGACGGATGGGTGCACGTCCTGATCTTCGACGAGCAAACGCCTCGGACCTCATTCGACTATAACCCGACGCCTTGGACGATCCATTGCTCGGCGAGCGGGCACAAATACCTCATCGCATGCCCCGCGCTGATGGGTGGCATCACGACCATTGACGAGAACGCGACCGTCGTCCCGAGCGTCAATCGCTGGCTGGTCTAGGAGCAAAGCATGTGGGAAGTCGATTTCGGCGGGGCGACCAACATCTACACGGAGGAGGCGTACCGGGGCCTCGTCGCCCTGGGCCTGCTCGGTGGCACAACGGCCCGCCGCCTTGTGACGGCCGACATGATCCGCACAGAGGCGCAGCGTCGGATCATCGCGCTCACGGGCGCGAGCGACCTGCAATCCTGCCTCATCAAGCAGCTCAACGCGCAGATGCGGGCGACCGAGCTTGTGAACAAGAGCGCGCTCGGTCTCGGCCTCACGGCGGACGAGGAAAGCGAAGCCGTAGCGCTCCAGGCGCTGGCGGATGGGATCAAGACGATCCGTGCGTGCTCGAACCTGCTCGAAGGCGATCCGCCTGCCGATTACGCCAGCGACAGCCATTGGGCAGCATGACCTATCTCGATCCTATCCCAGCCGAGCGCGTCGCGGCCAACTGGCATTTCGCAGAGCCGTGGGTGCGGAGCGCGATCGAGCGCGCGGCACTGCTCGAGACCGTCGAGAGCTACCGGGATCGCTGTCTCGAGGGATCGGCCCAACTCTGGCTCATCCGGGACGACTGCGTGATCGGCGCGGCGATCACCGAGGTCTACGACAGCCCGAAGGGGTTGACCTGCGCGGTTCCGGTCGTCGGGGCCGTCAGTCTCGATGACATCGGCCCGGCGTTCGAGGAAATCGAGGCGTGGGCGCGGGCAGAAGGGTGCGTGCGTTTGGAAGGGTGCGGCCGGCCGGGTTGGCCGCGGGCGCTCAAATCGCGCGGATGGCGCCTGTTGTCCGTCGTGGTCGAGAAGGAAATCTGAGCATGGGCAAGAGCAAGCAGACATCGACGCAGACGCAGACGCGCAGTCCGTATTCCCCGGCGACGGGGATGATCGATCAATCGATCTCCGGCGCGCAGGACTGGCTGAGCAATCCGGCAAGCTCGGCGGCCTACGACTACACACCGTCGGACATGACCACGCAGGGGATCGGCAAGCTCGGTGCGGCGGCGGGCGCAAACGCGTCATCGGGCTACCTGACCAACGTGCTGAACGGCAGCTACCTCAATGCCGGGAACCCCTATCAGTCCGACCTCGACGCCGGCATCCGTGCGTCGGTCGCGCCGAGCATCAACGCCACGTTCTCGAATGCGGGCATGGCGGGCAGCACCCTGCATCAGGGGATGCTCATGAAGGGCCTGACGCAGGCGCTCGCGGCGCCGCGGTATCAGAACTACCAGGCCGAGCGCGCGAACCAGCAGGCGGCGGCCGGCCTGCTCCCGCAGGTGGACGCGCAGGCCGCTCAGCAGGCCATCACCGCGGGCCAGATGAAAGAGGGCTACGACAAGGCGCAGTGGGACGAGAACCGCACGGCGGGGATCCGGCCGTATCTGGAGACGCAGGGTCTTCTCGGCACCTACGGCAACATGGGCGGGACCTCGACGGGGTCGAGCACGACGAGTGCCAAGACGCCGTTGGGAGAGCAGATCCTCGGTGGCGTGATGGGGATTGGCGGACTGATGTCTGGCAATCCGCTTGGCATGATCGGCCAGGGAATTGGCGGCCAGAACTGGGGGTACAACGCTCCCGCCGGCACGCTCCCGTGGCAAAAGAACTACAGCCTTATCAACGCACTAAACTCGGGAAACTAAGGAGGCGTCATGGCGGGGCTGCTGGGAAATTTCTCTGAGCCTAAGGGGGGCCTTCTCGGGGGTGATTGGTCCAGCTTTGGGCAGGGGCTTCAGAATGCGTTCATGAATCCGATGACGCTAGGCGGCCTGGCCCTGCTCTCGGGTGAGGGCATGGGAGGCGCGCTGCGCGGGATGCAGGTGGGTGGATCGTTCCAGGACCAGCGCCGCCAGCTCGCAGAGCAGGAACGGCAGAAGCAGCAGTTCGCTGGATTGCTGGCGGACCCGTCCGTCACAAGC